CGGTGTTCCTGTCCCCGGTGTTCCTGTCCCCGGTGTTCCAGTCCCCGGTGTTCCAGTCCCCGGTGTTCCTGTTCCCGGTGTTCCAGTCCCCGGTGTTCCTGTTCCCGGTGTTCCTGTTCCCGGTGTTCCTGTTCCCGGTGTTACAAAGTCCTGTGCAGGACTTTCCAGTATTTACAATTGTCAAAAGTTCCTGCCAAGAAATCTCTCTAACAATCTGGATTTTGTTTGTGCAACACTTTGTATCATAAGACTGGCTATCAACCTCACCAAGTGCCAGGACCTCAGCAACTTTGTTATTCGAATCAAAATTGTAATAATTAAAGCAATCACTTGCTTTTGTGCAGAAATGAAATCCTATGTTACAGCAACTAGGTTTTATGTCCTCTTCAAAAATTTTTCCTACTTCATATTGAAATCCTCTGCAAGTCCAGTCAGGGTCGAATACTTTGTAGCCTTTTACTGGCTGATTTGTCTGTTCCATGGTTTCCTCCTTGTATATGGTTTAATTAGATTTACTTTTATGAATTCTCTTCATGCCCCTGGTCAGAATCATCTTTCTTCTCAGAAAAACTTTCCGTCTTTCCGTCAACCTATTGTATTTCCTTTCCCCTCTACCTATAATGCATTTACAGGCACCGACATGCCGAGTATAACGAAAGGAGAATTATATGGTTGAAACAATCACACGACTGTATCATTGCCACAAGATTCATAAGCATGTGACTGTTTATGAAGAGTATGAGGTTTCTGATAACGGTCGCCGCCTACTGCGGTGCTCATGTCCATATCATCAATACACGGAAATGAAGCCGCACTGTGATGGGTATAATGACCATGGTTTTCAATGTGGTTACGCAAAAAATCAATAACTAGGCTCACTAACTCATCTGGTCGCTCACTGGGCGATAGGTAACAGTAAAGCCGTAGGTCACATTTGCAACAGTCTCCACCAGATTCTTTGCAGTGTTGACTGACGGCTTTGTTAAATTGTAATGCGTCCATTTATACTCCTTTCTGTTCTGGAATCTTCGGTTCAAGAAACTTGTCAGTCCCAACAGATAACGCCCCACAAATTAATTCGTATTCATCGAAATCTAATCTGCGATTTCCATTGAGAGAAAGATTAAGCTTCTGAACAGGAATGCCAGTTTTATTGGCAACGAATGTCTGCGTTATGCCATTACTTTCAAGGTATGACTTGATTTTCCTACCAACGCACATCTTCATCTCTCCTTTCTGTTTGAATTTCGTTCCTATCGAACAATTACAGTATAGCTTCGAAATATCCGAATGTCAAGAAGAAATTTCGAGAAAATCGAAATTATTTTATTGACAGTTCGAAATTTCTATATTATTATTAATCATGAAAGGAGGAACCGATAATGACATTTGGCGAGAAAATCAAGCAAGCCAGAACAGCAAAGAAGTTAACTCAGAAGCAACTTGCAGAAAAAATCAATGTAAAGCACAATTCAATTTGCGACTGGGAAAAAGATAAGTGCAAACCAGATGTGGACACTATCGAACTTCTATGTGGTGTTTTGGAAGTAACACCGACATATCTTATGGGTTCTAAAAGTGACGATGATTATGCAGATATAATCGGAAACCTTATGTCGGAACCTGACATCTTGGATTTTATCGAGGAATACAAAATGCTCGATAAAGAAGACAAGAAAGCAATAAAACAAATAGTTTCATCGTTAAACAAAAAGAGCAAGGGTTAATCCCCTTGCTTCTTTGATTTTAGATATTTAATAAGAATCGTATAGACAAATTTTAACTTGCCCTCATTTTCAGTATTCTCTATCATCTCAATAATTTCCTTCTTGTAATCCATATATCCGTCCCTCCAATATCGCGCAAACAAGAACATTTGTTCTCTTTTATTTCATTATACCCTCTTCTCAGTGATATAGAACGGACTGGATCATACTTCTCGCCCTCTGCTTTAACAGTGCGCCCTCCTTTTGCCTTGAACGATTAAAAAAGAAATGACATTTGCATTCCGCAGAAATATTGTTGCTTTTCTTCACAACAAATGGCTGCTTTTCTTCTTCAGATATGGTCTCCTGTGTATAATTATGTATTACGAAGTGATTATTGGCACTTGCCTTAATAATCACTTCTGAATCTGTCTGATTAATGTCTTCGCATAGCGGCGCACGTACAGAAAATGCGAGCATTATCCCAAACAGAAAAAATATAACCAGCTTTTTTATTCCTTTCATAAAATTCCTCCCAAATTAGTTTATATTATACTCTCAATATAACAATTATACAATACGCAATCTTGCACAAATTTTCTTGCACTAATGTGACATCCGACAAAAATCGAGAAAATTCGACACGCTTATTATATTTTATTTAGAAATATTATGTTTTATTTTGTTTTGTGTTGTGGTACAATTATTTCTATACAACAGGGAGAAACTAATAATGGCGAAGCAAAAAGATTCTGGCGGATGTGGCGCACTATTTATATTATTTGCTGTGCTATGTGCCATAGGACAATATATTGAAGAAAATTACGAAAAAATATGTATAGTTTTAGGAATTATTGCCGCAATAATCGTAGCGTACATAATTTATAAACGAAGAAAGAAAAAACGTTCAATCCAATTAGCAAAAGAAATAGAGGAAACTTATAAAAATAATACTCCTCAACCAAAACCAGAAAGAAAAACTTATGAAGTTGACTCATATTTTGTTGAAGCCGCTATATTCACCATACAGAAAGGCGAAATTACTGTTGGAACATTACAAGTCCTCTTCAAGATAGGACTTAATAGAGCAGAAAGAATTATGGAACAGCTTTACATTACTGGGGTAGTAGGTTCTGAAAACAATGAAAAGAAACGGAAACCACTAATGTCAATGGACAGCTTTCAGCACTTTTTGAATACAACGAATATTATAGAGCCGAAACCAATTCAAGAACCATCCGTGGTTCCAAAATCTGATAGAGTACAATTATATAATGGCAAATATGACTACATGGAAGGACATGATTTTGAAAATTTTTGTGCTCGACTTCTTGCGGCAAATGGATTTTCCAATGTATATGTTACACAAGAAAGTAATGACCAGGGAATAGATGTATTGGCAGAAAAACTTGGAGTTAAATACGCAATTCAATGTAAGCGATATTCTTCAGATGTCGGAAATAAAGCTGTACAGGAGGTTTTTGCAGGTAAATCATATTACGGATGTCATGTTGGAGTTGTATTAACTAATAGATACTTCACACAATCAGCTAAGGAACTGGCAGAAAAGACACAGGTCTTTTTATGGGATAGAGATGTATTAGAAAAATTAATTCAAGGCGCAAATATGTAATAAAAAACCGCCCCTGTGCTCCCAACACAGAGACGGTGAATACCTCCGAAGAGATATCATCTTTTGGCGAAGAATATTGTATCATCTTCGGGACAGTCGCACAAGCCAGAAAGTTTGTTCGACTGTTATTTTATACCTACACTCTCACCAAACAGAAAGAAGGAATAAAATGGCGAAGAAGAAAAGAAAGAAATATCCAAATTTACCAGCTGGTTTCGGTACGATCAGATACCTGGGCGCTGGCCGGAGAAATTGTTTTGCAGTACATCCCCCGTCAGTGCTTGACGAGTTTGGCAAAATGGTACGTCCCCCGGCGCTCTGCTACGTGGACGACTATGTAAAGGGCTTTGCCGTTCTCACAGCCTATAAAGCTGGTACATACAAGCCTGGAATGGAGCGAGAACTAGAAGTTGCCCCTACAACGGACGTAGATGCCCTTATAAGCCGCATTGTGGCGGACTACAATACAATTAAGGGGGTAGAGGATAAACACCCGGAAATCAAGAAATTGACGTTCTCAGAGGTATATGAGCAATTTTGGGAATGGAAATTTTCAGACGGGAAACTATCAAAATCTTCAAAGCAGAGCTATGCTGCTGCGTTTAAGAATTGCAGAGAGCTTCATGAGCGTATTTTTGAAGATCTGAAAGCCCCTGACTTGCAGGCAATAATAGATAATTGTCCGCTAAAACACGCCAGCATCGAAATGATCCTTGTTTTGTTCAAACAAATGTATAAATATGCTATTTTTGCTGAAATTGTGTCTGACAATAAATCTCAATATCTTCGCATTACTGCGGATGAAGATGATCAGCACGGAACACCTTTTTCGGAATCTGACCTGAAAATACTCTGGCAGCATTCTTCCGATCCGGAAGTGCAAATGGTCCTAATTATGTGCTATAGTGGCTGGAGAATTAATGAGCTTACAAGTCTGGAGATTAATTTGAGGGAAAAATATTTCTGCGGAGGATTAAAGACAGAAGCTGGGAAAAATAGAATTGTTCCGATCCATTCGGCTATTTTTGAATTTGTGAAAAATAGAATAGATGCACATGGAACATTAATCCCATACACAACTAACCATTACCGCTCAGGTTATTTTTATCCAACATTGGAAAAATTGGGATTATCTGGAAACCCATTACATACACCGCATGATTGCAGGCATACTTTTTCAGCATTATGTGAAAAATATAATGTAAAAGAAAACGACAGAAAAAGGATGATGGGACATTCATTCAAGGGTGATGTTACGAACGCTGTATACGGACATAGAACGATGGAAGAACTTCGAGAAGAAATAGAAAAGATACAAGTTCCATTTGTGACTATTTGTGACTAATTGATACGTTTTTTCAAGGCATAAAACATCATAAAATAACATATGCGATTGCATGAAACCCTTGTAAATACTGGAAAAATCAAGAATATAAAACAAATTTCAAATTCGATATTACTTAAATATTTGTTGATTCTGATTTTTTCGTCCATGTGCACATTATACTGGTTTTATAAGGTTTTTGCAAGTTCGTAAAATATACGTTGTGACTACCTTGTGACTACTTAACTCAATCAAAAACCCGAAAAGATACAATATTTCTTTAAAAAAAGTGTCTCCCAGGTGTGACCCTGGGAGATTTTTTACAGTTCTTTCAGTAATGCTGCAAAGCCTGCTGCCTTCAGCCATTTCAGCATTCCAGCTGCATCTTCTTTTGTGGCATAAGTACCGACCTGTACCCGATACAGAATGGATCCGGATACCTTTCTGATAGATGCCTTGAAGCCTTTCTTTTCAAGTGCTGTAATCTGCGCATCGGCATTTTCCTTTGATTTGTAAGCTCCGGCCTGTATATAGAATTTTTGCGCCGGCGCAATTACGATATCTTTTCCCAGGATGCCTTCTGCGATCAGTTTTCCATGCGCGTCCATGCCAAGCTTCTGCGCCTTGGCATAATCGTCTTTGTTATCACAGAAGAAGCTCTCGATCAGAACTGCCTTCGCTTTGGTCTTCCGAGTCCAATACAATCCTGTTTTAATCTTAGCGCCTCTATTATGCCAGACAGTTCCCAGCTTTGCACAGATCTGCTGTGCTACCTGCAAGCCTGCATTGTTGTAGGCGTAAGCTTCACATCCGTAGGCCTTACCGTTAAAAGCATTCAGATGCAGCTGTACGGATAGATCATAAGCCTGCTCGTGCTCCTCACCGATGAAATAATTGATTTCTTCATTCAGAGAATGCAACTTTCCTTCCGGAGCAATGCACAGAACTGCCTCATGGCCTGCTGCCTGGAGCCACTTGCACACATAAGGCGCAAGCTCTTTGTTGTACTTGTATTCGTTCACTCCTCCTTTGCTGGTTCCATCTGCGGATGAGATAGTTCCATTTCCATAGTTTGCATGGCCCACACAGATAAAAAATTTCATAGACTATCATTCCTTTCATATTTGTTAAATCTATGATATCTTCTTTGTGAATAAATTACATCCCCCACTTTAAGCCACAGATTTACGATGGTTTCGCTTGACGTCCTCATCACAGGTTTTTGCATATACCATGGTTGTGTTTACGTTTGCATGTCCCAGCATTCTCTGCACATCTGTTATCGGTGTGTCTTTTCGGAGCATGTCTGTGGCAACGGTGTGGCGGAAGAGGTGGGGAAACAGATCCCGGCCTATTCCGGAGCGTTTTCCCAGGTTCCGGATTACTCTTTCAATAGCTTCCTTTTTTAGTCCATTGTGTGGTTTTCTTTCCGATACAAACAAGTATTCAGATTGATCAGTTCTTGTGTTAAGATATTCTTTTAAATATAGGATAGACTTTGCGCTCAAATAGGAAGTTCTATATTTACTGCCTTTCCCAAATAATGTCACTTCTCCTTTTTCGAAACTTACATCTGATATTTTTATATTGCATGCTTCTGTTACTCGCGCCCCTGTGCTGTACAGAAACTCCACAAGAGCTTTTTCCCGGATTGTTTTACAGGCTATTCTTACTTTTTCCAGTTCAATAGGAGTAAGGCCTTCTCTTTCTTTTCTCTGATATTTAATTTTTTTGATGGATCTACATGGGTTTTTCTCGATATATCCTTCGTCTGCTGCCCAGGTAAAAAATGCATGAATAGCAGCCCTACGACTATCAAGGGTGCGATCACTTATGTTTCGTTGCTTTTGTACCTGATATAGATATACTCTTATATCATTTGCTGTGATCTCTTCAAATTCTTTGTTTACTGTAAAAAAGAAGTCGTCCAGATAAAGATTGTACTGTTCCAATGTTCTTTCACTTAATCCTTCTATTTTTCTGCTCACAAAATATATTTTGTAACATCCCGGAAGATATCCGGTGTACTGTCCAACTGCAGTTTCTCTTTGGCTCAAATCGTAGTCTTCTATGTATAAGAAAAGTTCATTTTTAACTATCTTAAGAGTTTCTTCCGGTATCTTTTCGTATAGATTTGTGATAAATTGGTTCACGAATTGGTCCTTATCCATAAAAATACCCTCCTTTTGGGTTCACAAAGGGAAGGTACTATGTTATAATATAACCGTACCCTTTGTGGTGCTTGGAGTTGGACTTTTTGTTTTGCAGACTGGGAGTCCAGCTCCTTTTTCATGCTTTTTTCATTTTTTCTATATACCTCATAACAACAGCAAGTTCAGATTTGCTTGCTGCTTTTTTGTTTTTTGCACCAAGCTCCTTAATTTCGTCAACTGCTTTCTGGAGTCTTTCTTGGAAGCTATCTACATTATCTGGTGTTATTGTGATAGTTTTATTCCAAGATTTAGGTATGTATGATTTCGGCTCCTCAAATGCATTGAGGCATGACGGCTCACTCCAGGAGTAACCAGCTTTTTTTAGATCTTCTTTGTGAGGATATGTGTTCCCGGTTGCTACCAGTACGACGGAAGGATCGTATGTGTTGACTCGAAGTTCTATGGTGAATGGCTTTTCAGCCTCTTCTTCTCTCATTCTTTTTGCATAGCACTGTGGGCACTCTGTAAGGTTTTCCTCTGCCCATTTCTTCCATTCACTTGCTTGTGTACTATTGTATTTGTATGCGATTTTCTCAAATTTCTTTCCGCATGTAGCGCATTTACATGTTGCGATTGCTCTTGCCATTTTCTTTTCCTCCTTGAATTTTTTTCTTTCTTTGATGATTTTATGATATCACATTATGCGCATAATGTCAATGGTTTTTTTATGATTTTTAAATAAAGAAAAGCGGCGATTTACCGCCGCTCCTCTTTCTTCTTTAAATCCTTGTTGATCAGTCCGTTAATATACTCGTTTACGCTTTTTCCTTCTGCTTCCGCACATGATTTGATAATCTGCTTTGTTCCGGCCGGGACCATCAAATTGATACGATCGTATTTTTCTTTAATATAATCGTTTATATATTTGCTTTGGTCGAAATTTCCGCTTGGTTTTCGTGGCATTTTTATCCTCTTTTCTTTACTTTGTAAGCCCGTACATTTTATACATGTATTCCGGAGCTTCTTCTCCACACTTTCCGATTGGCTGGAAATATGGTAATGGCATTAAATCGCTTTCTTTAAGATGCCTTATCGGAGTAGTCTGAAACATTTTCAAGATTCCTTCTTCTGTCTCGGCTACCATGTGCATAGGAAATATTTTTGCTGTGTACAATCTTTTCACTTTCATTTTATTTTTCCATCCTTTTTATGTGATGGTTTTATTATACATTATTATGCGCATAATGTCAATGGTTTTTGAGATAGAAGAAGGTTTGTTGGGTATTTTGCTTCGCTAAAATCTTCTTTAGTTAATTAGTTCCTACTTTCAACAAGTCCATAAGATTGTTGACGTACTTCAAGTAACTCTTTGCCGTCATTATCAGCAGGGCATCCAATTCGTACAGCACTAATTATTTTATTTTTTTTATCAGCAATCACAACATCAAAGGCTTGCTCTGTGGTAGTGCCTTCAACTCTTTTGGATAATAACGGCTCTTTATTTTGTCCATTATCAATCCACGGCTGAAATTTATCACACGTAGTTACAAAGCAGGGAATACCACCAGATGTTTTATACACCACATCAATATGTGTGTGTCCACTAAACATAGCAATCACATTACCATTCCGTTCGGCTATACTGATTATATCCGCTCCAAATTCCGTGACAGATACACGATAATCTGAATCTACATTAATAATATGATGAGCAAAGATAATTGCACTATAATTACCTGGCATCGAGAGTGCTGTATTTTCCAGCCAAGTATGTTGGTCAGCATCAAAATTTGAGGATGACCCATCATCAAACACTGATAGTATAATATATCTAATCTTTTGCACAATATTATCTACATAATAATAGTTTCGATGTGCATTTCCAATAATACAATCTGTCATATGCCCGTCAAGATTTGCCCATATATCCGCGCCTGTAATGTCTTGTGAAACCATTGCACCGTTTTCACACCAGTAATCCATAAACTCATGGTTTCCTGTTATATTGTAAATTTTCCCCTCATAATTGGATGAAAATGCCATAATTGCATCACGATTGATACCATCTGCGTAATCTCCACCCATAAACGCTCTGGGAATATTTACACGCTCAGAAATATAACGCATCAATAGTGGTGATTTCTTGGCATTTAGTGTCCAATGTTGGTCGGTACAAAAAAAGAACGCATCATAATTACCATCCGCTTTTTTTATCAATTTGCGAATTTCAGATATTTTATTATCCATATAATTATCTTTTAAGTAATATGCTGGTGGATTATTCTTTGGAATATATTCTTTTTTTATTGTATAGCGTCCATCCGAAGATTTCCAAATTTTTACGTCAGAATATATCGCAAAAGTATCAGTCAGTCCACCTGTAATAGATGGATAAAGCCTGATATCTACTTTTGCACATGATGTAGGTGGAGTAATTATTACCCCATTTTTCACATCTTCTTCATTGTACGAAAAACTTTTTATATTTTTTCCAGAAGAATCGTTACAATATATATAAACTGGATTATCTCTGATTGCTCCTGTTATAGATGCTATTTTTACACCAATGCAATCATCCTTAGTTACTGGAATTTCGATTTTCTTGAAAATATATGTAGTGTTCCCACTGTCGTTATTGCTATTGGCTCCAATTTTGATTTCAGAATTTCTGATTATAGTAGTTGCTGCAATAATATCATCTACTTCAACTGTTTTATCAATAATACCGTCAATTTGTGATTGTAATGATTTTGGATTTTTATTGATGCTCTCAACAGTTATTTCAAAATCTCCATCTTTAATAACCTTATGTGTATCAACATACATTCTGATTCCAATTGCATCGGTATCTGATACAAATTCATACTCTTTGCCAAATCTTATAGACGAAATTTTTTTAACACTACCATCGCTTAAAAGATAATAAAAATTAGCTGCAAATGTATCTATTTCTGCTCCATTCAATCCAATTATCATAAGTTTGCATACTGATCCATTTTTTATTACAAAATCATCTATAAACGGTTCGTCCGCATTAATTGATTTAATCTGTGTGAGTGAAACCGTCGTTATCGTCTTATTTGATATTTCCGATAATACAGTAGATTTTAAATCCTCAATAGTATTTTTTTGCGCAAAAATCTTATCCGAAACATCGTTTAACTCTTCATATATATTATTTTTAAGTTCGTCAATCTGTTTCGGCAGTGACCAATAGAAATACATCGACAGGTTAGCCTTGACATCATCAATTGTAATCAGACTATTGTCAGCCTTTCTGATAACGACGTAATACCACAAAGATGTATCCAAATTGCTTAGGGATGTTTCATTGACAATCCATCCGGAGTCATATTTTCTCTCTTCTTTGTTGGCGTCAGCATACCCTTGAATGCCAATGGAAAGACCGTTATTTTTGCAGATGCTTACACTTGCTACTCCATGTCCCAGAACAGCACCGATTCTCACATCTTTTGTGTCGATAATGTAATCGGTTACAGGGGTCATTGTTGAGTTCTTCAAATCTTCCTTTAGCGAAGCAATCGCATCATCCATTTTTTTGTTTTTTTTGCCAACTACGGCGGCATCAGCGAAGCCACCTTCAACGGTTAAGCTTGGATCTGATTTTGGTATATCTAAGATACTTCCATATGGCAGCTGTCTTTTTTTTCCGTCTGCAGTCACAATTCCTTTAAATGTATCAGTCATTTTTTATTCTCCTTTCAATATTAGTTTCTTCAGCTTTTGCAGTTCAGATTTCAGATTCTCCAGCTCGGCCTGGATGGATGATATTTTTTCATGATCGTTTTTGATCATGGCAAACATGCATGGAATCATGATTCGATAGTTCCAGTTTTCCGCGCGGCCTTGATCGTCATGGTCCGCTGCGATTGAAAACTTTTTATCTATATCTTCGGCCAAGAACATTGGCATTTTTTTTCCGTAACGCTCATCTTTTTCTGATAGATATTCGTCTTTATATTTTGCCCAGACTACCTTAATATCATATAGATCTTCTATATCCTTTTCTTCAACTGGATTTTCAACAACCTTATATCGGATTGATGAAGAGGAAGCATATCCCGTAAATGTACTATACGGGTTGAACATCACCGTGTTTCCACCCGTAAGTGCCTTCATTCCCACAAGCCGAAATGAATTCTTCATTTTCAACACCAAATCCCCTGTTATGGCTTCCAAAACCACATTTCTTCCATCCTCATACTGTGCCGATAAATCAAGCAATCCATCTATTTCTTCTCCATATCCTGCAGTTGCTACGGACTCCTTTATTTGAAACCATTCTTCTCCTTTTATATTTTTGAATCCAACAGAGTTATTAATTTGTGTAATAAGATTTCCGCTGGCATCGTACACCTCAAAGATTCCATATCCATTATTCGGGCCTCCAAGCTTCAGTGTACCACCTTTTGCGTATGTGAAGGATATATATAACTGATTCCCTTCTTTGTAGATTCCTTTAATTGCTCCATCATCTGTGAAAAGATTGAAGATCTGCTCATGTGTGAGGGCTGCTACATCAATCAGGATCGGGATGGTTTGGGTATCTAATGGGGTAGTGGTGCCGCCAGCTGCATATAAGGTGAAGCGTACCGAAATGATGCTTTCTCCCAGTAGGCTTACCAGGCAACTCCTTTTTGTTTCATCTTCAGTAGAGTAACTGAGGGATTTGAAATCGGTTCCATTAGTTGATGTTTCGATCTTCCAGCGGCCGGCATAGGCAGTTCTCTCTGCGCTGGATCCGTCTCTGTAATATGCACGGCCCTCTACTGTTGTAGGGGATACAATCTTATTCTGCCCACGTTTGAGAACGTTTGCGGAAAGCTCGATGAAGTAAGTGCGCCCAGCTTCTCCCTGCTCTCCGGCGTAGAGCTTGGAGAGGGAAAAGCGCTTGGTTACGGAGAGGGTGCTTATATATGTGGCTTTGATATCTACCCAGCCGGAGTCTGCTGTTAAACCGGTTACGGTGTATGTTTTGGTGGAGGAGTTCCAGGAACCGGTTATGCTGTCGGAGGTGGATATGGTATAGGTACACTCTGAGGTTATGTCCTGGGTGCCGTACATTACTGCTGCCTGTGTGGTTACACCGGATGGGAAGGTTCCATAATTTCCATTAGAATCTACGGAAATTCCCTGATATTCGTTGCTCAACTGCAGAGTCATATTTTTTGCCAGGGCTGCTGCTTTCATAGCATTTTCGGCGGTTTCCTGAATCTCTTTAATTGTTTTGCCACCGCCAATCTGAACGGAACCGTCCATGTATACTTTTTTGGTGTCCATATCTGCTTGGAAGATTATCTTTCCATCAGCATCAATTACCGTGAAAGCTCCTGAGTTTACATAATCAGCGTTGATACCTTCTGCATATAAAAGCCTGGTTATCGTGGTTCCATCAAAAATAAACCCATATGGATAAGTTTCTCCCCCATCATTGGATACTCCCATTCCACTTGCTGTGATCTTTATTACCGTTCTTGATTCTTTCAAAATCGGCTTATCGTGCAGATATGTGATGATGCTCCCATCTTCAAGCTCTATATTTGATTCGTACAGGCCTGATGAGTTCTGCAATGCTGTCTCCAGCTTTTTTACCGCCTGCTGCCGTTCATTTTTCTCTATACTTACAAGATTCTTTGCAATTTGAATCGTTTTTTCGGTGTTGGAAAGGAATTTACTTTCTCCCCGGATGGGATCCTCTGCCTGGGTTTTTACGGTGGTAGTGGAATTAAGGCTGCTTGTTATGTCTGTTATCGGAGTGATATATTTGTTCTCCCTTCGATCGTAGGTGAAAGCCATATCCCCAAATTCTGATATCGGATTATATGCAAGATCTCCTTCCAGGCTCCTGAATGCCTTTCCGATCAGGTTGTCCCCGATCCAGCCGGCTACAGTTCCAAGATCGGCATCACTTAACAAATCATTTTCCAATTCAAGCACGTACCCATCTTTTCCGTACATGGCATCTGATTCCGTATTTTTCACCTTGATTCCGGTTATGATGATATCATCACTGGAAAGTGTAGGGAATGATACATAATCCCTTAATCTTGGAGGGTTTCCAACGCCTTCTCGGAGCGTCAGGAAGCCCTCGCTATCTAAGTACCAATTTCCAGCGTTTGGAGAAATGAATCCGTTGGAATCTGCGCTTGATCCGCCTCCAAATACAAGATATCCATCAGCCCCGACTGTGGCTCCGTAATCTACTGATACTGAATCGAAATCCCATTTGATCAACTGTAAATTACCATTTACATCCACCCTTGCATTAGCCGAATCCAACATAGCTATCCAGCCGATCAGCTGCCGGAAAGTAATTCCATCCGGAATTCTGTTGATCACCACGTTCCCATGTTCCATAGATGAAAATCCCATAGAGATTCCAATAGTTGAGCAGGCATCCCTAAGCAATGTAAAAGCCGGCTGTGGAAGCACCAGGTTGCTTGTATAAGATGCATTGGCTTTGTACATATCATCCAGAGCAGTGAATTCAAGGACTTCACCGTACTGTTCCGGAGTTGTGATGGTGTAGGTTCCTTTTTTGATGGTCTCTATTACGGTGTCCGTAACTTGCATTTTGAGGTAGGCGGTTAATTTTGCCTTATAAAAGTAATAGTCCTTCCACTGGTCCTCTGTGTTGTCCAGGCTTAGAGTCATGGACTTGCACACGGTGATTCCTATGGGAAAGCTGCTGCTTTCGGCACAGTCCGTGAAGGTCCCGCCACCTACCAGGATCTCACTGTCCAAGGTCTTTTTTCTTCCATCGGCGAAGGTGATATCCACTACTTCATATAATTTTTCTCCTTCTGCAAGCGCATCTTTGAACGCTTTTGAAACATTAATCAATTGGATTCACCCCCGTCATGTTAAATGATAGCTCTGAAAGATATTTTCTATCGTCGGACAATTCTCCGATGGTCATTTGCCCTTTTGCTACGTAAAAATCTTCAATGCGCCATTCCATGTAATATATGGAAAAGTGATGCAGTGGAAATTTTTTCCCTTTTACGATCATTTTTAAGATCTTGTTTGCCTCAATTAATGGGATATGGGTTGCTTTATATCCGTACTGTTCAACAGTGAATAATGGAACAACTATTGCTTTTCCATACTGGGTTCTTTGGCTTCCTTCTGAGTAAGTTGTGGCAAAACTATACTGCAGGTCTTTGTCCGGGGACCATACTTTTGTGCCGCCCATTTTGAATTTATCAGAATATGACATCTTCTATCCCCCTTCTATATCAAATCGAATGGGTTTTTCCCCGTTGTATCGCGTCTTGTCTTAGCTTCTTTTATGACGCTGTCGTATATTGTTCTTCGATCCAGCTGGATGATTATCCGTGTTTCTCCTCCGCCCTGGTTCTGAGCCAAAGCATCATTGATAATCTCCCTTATGGTTTCTTCCGGAGCTTCCAGGTTCTTTCCATTCTTCTGATCTCCAAGTACTGCCAGGAACTCTGATCTTGGCGGAATAACCGCTCCACTGGCAAGATATGGAACTGTATTTACCCTTCCAAGGTTTAACCACGAACGATAGGTTCCTCTACTTTTTGTGACTGGATTAGTGTAATTGTAGGTAAATGTAAACCCTCTTTCTATATTTCCGAGTGCTCCGTTAATTTTTCCAATCGCATTATTTACCCTACCAACAGCATTGTTCATGATATCTGTAATATATCCGGGTATTCCAGAAAACGCATTTTTCACACCAATTGCAAGTCTGTCACCGTTTCGTTCAATTTCGTCCGCCATGCCTTGTATAGCGTTTATTACAGTATTTTGGGAATCTCCCCAATTTGTGTCAAAATCGTCTTTAATTGATGCGTTGTATCGACTTACTACACCATAAACGGCTTTCATGTTTTGATAAGTCGTCTCTCCAACCTTTTCGACAGATCCTGTAGCAAATCCTTCCGCAGCTGCCCAGTTGATTTCAGAGTCAGTGCTGATATTTCCAGTAGAGTCTGATACAGCTCTTTCAGCCGCTGACATTGCTTTTTCTGTAGCAGACTGAACACCGGACATTGCAGTACCAACCGCTGTTGATACCGCGCTCATTTTTGTTTCAGCAGTAGTCTTAGAACTATCGAATTTATTTTCCATATTCCCAAGATACTCATTAATTTTCTTGATGTTTTCATCTGCACTAACGTTGCTATCTTCAAGTGCTGTTTTCAATGCTTCTTTGAATGTATCGGATGATACACCAGCATTTTTTAATGTTGTTATGACAGTCTGGAATTGCTGGTCAAAGTCGAAAGTATTGTCCTTGACAGAACCAAGATCACCTCCAAGACCAATTAATTTGTCACCAGATATAACACTCTGGTCTTCAAGTGATTTTAAAGCCTTACGAACCACTTCAAAATCATCAAAGGCTTTTGTTGTAGAATCTTCGAGATCCATAGCCGTTTTTACATCTTTGAACTGTTGGACAACAAATGCAGTTGCTCCGGCATTCATTGCCATACTCCAAAAACCACCTAACTGTCCACCAGATGTCTCAGCTGCGTTTCCAAGCCCCTCTAAAGCGCCTGTTGCCTGTTCTGTTCCTTTTCCGATTACTTCTGATAGCTTGCTAGCAATCAATTCAGCATTCTTACTTTCGGCAATCTTCGTTCCAATGTGCCCAATAATAAGAGAGACTAAACTTCCGATTCCTGTAATATCCGCAATCTTTACAATTGCAAATGCAGCTCCTATTATTGCAGCTATCTTACCAGGAAGCCCTTCACTTTCCCAAAGCCCCTGTAACGACCACTTAATTCCGCCAATAATCATTTTTCCAGCTGTCCACAGCAATTTTCCCCATGGGAGCTGACCTAAGAAATCTCCGATGCCTTTTCCAAACTTGTAAAAAGTATTTTCATCAATGCTGCCGTCAAGAGTGTCACATAACTCTGATAAGAAATCTCCGAAGATCTTTCCATTCTTCTCCCACTCAATACCATTGATAAAATCAGTAATTCCATTTTTTACATTCTCGGCAAATTCGTCCCATTCAAAATCCCTTGTAAATTCATCCAGGGAATCAAATGCACCATTTATTGCTGTAGTCAGATAGTCTGAAATCTCAGAAAAAGAAATTGTCTGAAATACTCCATTCAAGCCATCCGCAACCGCTTTTCCAATATCCCTGTACGGAAGATTTTTTACAAATCCACCGAAGATTCTCCAAAGAGCCATAAACCGGTTGCCAAGGAGCTGTCCCAGTTCAGTCCAGTTGGTTTCTGTGATGATTCCCCGGACTCCCTGGGCGAATTTCTTTCCAAGGTTGAACCAGTCAATTCCGGTTATTGCCAGATTAAGGGATTTTACAATCGTGTTGATTCCGGCGCCGACCGTCCTGCCCATCAAATTCCAGTCGATATGATCTACCAGGCTGTTGAAGGTTTCTGTGAAACCTTTTATAAATGGGGTGATCTTCGGGCCTACGTTGTCCCAGTTTATTACGTTATATACTTTTTCCAGGCCTTTGTTGATGCCGTCTGCCATATAGGCTCCAAGGCCTTCCCAGTCCTCATCTTTGATAAGTTTTTTAATCTTATCTGCGATTCCTTTTAAGGAATTTGCAATTGGAACTTCCTCGAACATGTCTCCTGCAGAAGGACCTGTGTAACCTCCACTGGAACCGGTTCCGGTATCGTTTTTTCCGGAATCGTATCGATCCATCTCGTCCAGTGGGCTGAGGTAGCCTTTTACAGCTTTTGTGGCTTTTTTGGCACTGTCTGCCGTCTTGTCCATGCTTGCGGCATAATTCTCTTGTACCGCAATAGCCCTGGTGAAGGTTTTCTGGCCGGTAAGTGCTGCTATGAGCATACCTACACGGGTTACTGCTTCAGATATGAGATTGATGAAGCGCACCAGGATTGGAGCTACGGCGGTGAGAATCGGGGCGAAGGCTGTTGCAAAACTGTTTTTCAGCCTTGTAAGTGCAGAGATCAGAGAGGATATACTCTGATTTACGTTTCCCAGGGAATCGTATTTTGCAAGGTTTTGGAGTCCTTCTACGGCTGCGCTTCTTATCCTGTTTATAAGAGCAAACAGGGAACGGATACCGAACGCATATTTCAGTAGATTTTTTAGTGATAGCGTACTCTTATTCGCTGATTTGTGGATTGCAAAGATTCCACTGGATATTCGCTGCAGGCCGCCTAATATGGCTCCGGAGGTTAATGTCAGGAGCTTGCTGACTAATTTGTCGATGGTTTTGGCAATGCTCTTTATTTTATTTTTCAAACCGGATATTCCGGAAGACATTAGTTTCTGGGAAAGCTTTCCAACTTTTTCCCCTAGTCTGCTCACTGAATTTGCTGTGCTGTCTATTTCTGGTGCCAGAGTAGCTTTTTTATATTCCTGTACTTTTTTAATAACCTCATTCAATTTAATGGCGGTTTCGTCATATTCATCACTTCCCCAAAACTTACCAGATTTTTCAAGAGATTTTAATTCATCCTTCAATGTTTTGATTGCTTGATAATATTCATTAACCTCTTCTTTGGCAGTATTATATGCTTCCGCTTCTTCCTGAGCTGCTTCTATGGCTGCCTTGGCATTTTCACGTAATTCTTTTCTTTCTTCCTCTGATATTTCGCTGGTATCTCCAATCAGGTTACTATCATCATTCCATCTATGAATTGTAAGGCCAGATACGTCGGAGGGATCAAACTTACTAATCTCTTTCACAGCACGTTTGCCGGCTTCTGCAGTTGCTTCCAGGTTGTCGGTGAGATTGGAGACTGCTTTTCCAGCAGCATTGGATCCGCTTGTCAGATTGGTTACAAGCTTCTCAACATTGGAAGAGATGTTCTGCATGTATCCAAGAATATTTTTCAGGGACTGGACTATATCATCTGCGCCTTTCTCCACTCCGCTTGTATCCATTTTTGTGTTAATCGTTACGCTTCCATCAGCCATGCAAAATCACCTCCTACAGCCACTTTTCGAGATTTTCCATCTCAATTTTCTGTTCTTCACTGATTTTCTTTCTCAAATCGATAATGTCTTTATTTTGGTTGTAAAAGTCGTTTTCCCACTTTTCCAGTTTTTGATGGTTCTGCTTTTTCTGCCGGATGTGTACTACCTGTGCGAACAGGCATTCTCCAATTTCCATGTATGCTCCCAAGAATGTCCACCAGTGTAAGTATGGAAGAGCACGAATCTCTGTTCCTTGTACCCGGTTAATGGCTGGGATAATGATCTGGGCGTCCTGCTGCCAGTCCATAGTGTGCGGCTTCCTCTTGCCATCATCTTTCATTCCACAGTCGATGAATTCAATAACAACTTCGCATGCCTCTCCTAATTTTTCTGGCGGAAGATTTTCATAATCCTCTACCATGATCTGCAGAAGGGTGTCCATTCGGATATAGGCTTTTTCCTGATCAGACGCATCTGGCAAAAACAAATCCGGGTCGCTCATGGCCGTCAATACGTCCAGAACAGCCCGGAAATCCGTTCTTATTGCATATGATATTCCATCAATTTCAATGGAAGTGAGAAGCTCCCACGGGTTCATTTATGGTACTTCGCCGTGTATTTGCTCTGACGGCTCCGTACCCTTTTAACACGTGTATCAAACTCCGCTTCCACAATATCTCCAAGTTTCTCCATGATTTCCTCGATGTAAAACTTGCCACTCTCCAATGGGGTAAATGGGTTCATAACTGAGAAAATCGGTGTTGCAATATCGCAATTAAACAGTTCATTCAGTTCCCCGCGCAGCTCGTCACATTTGTCAAAAAATACGTCTGCGCTCTTTTCATCCTGTCTGATGTCGGCAAACATTTTATTGAGGAAATCAACTGTTTTATTGTATCTTCTGGCAATGTCCAAATCCGGATTAAATCGGATTGTAAAAAGAATATTCCCATCCGCATCTAAAAACTCATATTCAGCCGCCTTGACATTGGTTTTGATCTGTTTTGCTGCCATTTCCATGCCCTCCTAAATTCGATTAAAGTGTGTTATCGCTTACTGTAAAGGTTTTCTTTGATACATCCCATGTTCCCTTTACACGATTTCCAGCTTTATAAATCGTGAATGGTGTCTGGATACCGGAAGTATCACCGCCGACACTGTTCGGGATAACATATACATCCTCGCGATAAGCCCATACAACTGTTGGTGCTGCATCACTGTCACCCGGCTTCAGGAGCACATCAACCATTGTGGTTTTACATTTGTCTCCGGTTGCTCTTGTGTTCGCCAGATCCATGATTTTATTGGAAAGCGCATCGTCATAGTCTTCGTAATAATACGGATCCACATCTGCCTGCACCTCATAACCGGAATGCTGAACGGACTGTTCGCCCCAAATGTTTTTAGTAACTTCAACATCCGGGTTCAGTTCCTCGTTGTACTCTTCAAGGTTTTTACCGATTTTTACATATGTAGGAGTTAAACTCCCAAAAGAAGAATCAAGATAATGTGCAAGATATTTTCTCTCAATCATAAAAAAAGTCCTTTCTGCCTATAACTTTTAAAAGGCTGTGTAGGTTAGCGACTATCTTCGTGCGATAGTCGGTTAATTGCTATATTTTATTTGTCTGGCAGGCGTCGCGGCTCCTGCATCTCTTTTACCCTATGACAGCTTCATTTAAGCCATAGGAGCGTGGTTGCAACGAAATTTACCACCTCAGACATGTATTACCATATTTCCCAGTTGTATTCATATTTGACTGTAACGGGAAGTAACCAGTCCTGTACACCGTTCTCCTGTGGCTCTGTGCCGTAGGAATTATCCCGAATGATACGTTTTATCACTCGTCCTCTGGAAAGCTCTGGAAAAGCGGATAAGCGCGTCTCAGTGCCATCTACTGTGACTGGTTCACGGCAAATCCACTTGCCAAGGTTATCAAGAAACTTCTGAACAGAGAGCTTCTGTCGTTCCTTTTCGGAAGCCGTCCGGTAAACCACAATAAACGGATACTGACACACCTGGTGCATCGTTCCGCAGACATCTTCTTTTTCTGAATAGATTAATGCTCCGGTATCCGCAAAAAATGAAATACCGCTGTCAGTTCCCAGTTCTTCATATTTGATTGTTTCTCCATCATACAGTCCAGGGTACTGATTCAACAGTGCTTTCATGGCTTCTGTTAGAATCTCGTAGCCCTCTGCGTCCTTTCCAATAGGCTTATCTGCCATCAGCTGTTCACCTTCCTAACTTTCCATCCCAAAAGGAGTAACATGAAAAACCGGTGAAATAAGTTCGGATATTTTGTCACCGATACGTTAAAAGAATCACATATTTCAATAATTGCTTTAGGTTCAATCATTTTTCCATCTTTTAACGTCAAGATTCCACCTTTGGCAAAAAAATCATCCATATCTGTTCCCCCTTACCTTCCTAATATTTCAAAATGTGGTATAAGGCTATACGGACCGCCCACACTGGTGATTTTGAATACATTATCCTTGTTCTGGTTCATGTACTGGTAGAATCCACTTCGATAATCACTGTCAGTCACCGTTCCGCCAGTCCACTCGCCTTCCCAGAAGAACGACTCATCCGAGAATGTAATAGTATCTTCCAATGCGTTGTTAATCTGTTGTTTCCACTCTTTCGGCGGTACCCATGGAAGAATCTTGCCGTTCTTATCAGTAATGGTTATATCGCCATTCTGGACAGTATAACGAATGTGCAACTGTGCGTTGTCGGTTGCGTCTGGTCCGTACTTCTTGAGTATTGCTCCCTTGTCCGTAATCAGGTCAACGCCGTATAGCACATGAGGATACCAGTACGCATCTCCTGTCGTGGCACTTTCGTAATAGTTGAAAATCGTCACCGTTTTTTCGTACATGATACCCTCTCCTTAATCATTTATTTTTCAGCTTATCCACGTCAACTTTGGACGTTCGTTTCCACAATTCCGTAATTTTCTCCCATCCGAACATGGAAATAAACGCCACAATAAACCCGGCCATGATAGCTGCTAAAATCATATACCACAAGATTGTCATATGGATATACTGCATATATGCCACAAAAGCGGCTACAGTAATTCCGATAGACAGCACAAGCACCAAGGCATCTGTCGGAATCTTCGACAGGAATCCAACGTTTTTAATCACCTGTGTAATTACAGACACGCAAAATGCTAAAACACTGATTACTGCCAGAATCATAGTTACATTTGTAAATAATGCTTCCATTACTCTGATACCTCCTTAAATTCTTCTTCAAACTCATCCTTTGTCATTGTATTGAAATACCCTTCTTCATCACGCAATATGTAGTCTCCGGGTTTTATGAGTACCAAATCAACTGTTTCACCATCTCTAAATAGAACAGAATATGTGGAAATCTCAATGTGCGGTGTTTTAAGGTTGTTATTAATTTCTACCGAATCGCCAACAAACTTTTCAATTTGAGCTATACTCTCTGGAGTGGTAAAACATTGAATAGCTTCAACTATAGTCGGTTTTATTCGTACATATTTCATACTCACACCCCCGCATAAAGAATTGGCATCCCTTCATCCGTCCTTACTCCCATCAGAAGCGGCAAAGCTGTCTTAAGAAGTAAATCATTCGTTTTCTGCACATCTCCGGCGGCGGCATACACTGCACTCCATTCCTTTGCGCTCGCTCCAATCTGCTGAGGAGTGGCGTAAGATATGGACTCACTTCCGGACGATTTACTGACTACTATTCCTGTATCACCATTGTTATTTACTGCGGATGCAGTATGCACCAGTCGAATATTTCCTTCACTATCTGTAACAAGTCCATATTCTCCTGGCCTGGTTGAAACAGATGTGCCATTCATGGTAGCATAAGATGTTGCATTTTTCTCCGCAAGTTCAATCTGATACATTAATTCAGCCAGTGAGCAGACTGCCTTTTTGATACGCTTCCGCGAACGTTCATTTGCTGGCAGTCCGTCCACCAACCTATCAGATGTCATTAAATCTATAAATTCACTGGCTCGCTCTGCAAGTCTCGGAAAGTCGGTTTCTGGCACAACATTGCCGAATGATTCTGTATAGAATTTATAATCTGCATAAGCCATGCCAGTTACCTCCTACATTTGTCATTTTGCTGTTACAGTCGCATGCCCAGCACTTAGTGCTTTATATGTACTGTCACATTCAACCACTGTGATCACCTGTCCTGTTGCTGCTGTAATGTCGGATTCGCCATCCCATGCACTCCAGTTCTTCACATTCTGTCCGTAGTCTACGGCTGTCTCAGATGATGCAACTTTGTACTTATATACATTTCCTGCGCTTACTTTTTCCGGAGTAACAGTCACTTTTGTATCTCCGCTCTTACTTCCTGCTGCAGAGTTTACAGTGAGAGTCCCAAGCGTCTGAGTTGTGTTGATGGTTCCAACAGCAATAGCATCAATGTACTCTGCAAAGAGGGTAAGTCCCATGATTGCGAATGCCTCTGACACTGCTGTGTGGTAGTTGCCCTGTGTGTGGAATCCGATCAGATTCGTTTCACCAGATACAGTGTATACAAGTCCTGCTCTTGCGAAATCAGATTCGTTCGGGTCTACGTAATAAAGAACGATGTTCTCCACAGGTGTAGCAATAACTGTTCCTCTCGGGATCTCGCTGTCGGACAGAAGGAAGATTGTATTAAATCCGAGGAAGTCTTTCATATACTGGAATCCGAACTTGTTCTGAATAGTGATATCAGCTGCACCGATATACTCATACACATCCAGGATATTCACAAATCCAACAACGCCAGTCACATTTCTGTGCATCTGCTTAAATTTGTTTTCTACACGGCCCTTGGCCATTGCCAGAGCCATCTGGAAAGTGATCTCTGTAAATGTGAGGGTACCGGTTTTCAGATAGTTGTAAAATCTTTCGGTAACATTGGTCTGAAGCTGGAAAAGGAATTCATCATCCGTCATCTGAACGGCGTTCTCGTAACCGTGATCCTTGATTGCTTCGATAGATACAGCCTTTGCGTACTTCTCAATAGTCATTTCTGCATATGGCTTTTCTTTTACAACGAATTTGCTGTACGGGATTTCCTCACCCTCACCAACATTTCCGCTCTGTAAAGTACCCTCTGCGTACTTAGACTTGAGTACAGCACCCGGCTGTTTTTTGATAGGTCTCATGATACCCAGAATGTCACGTAAGTGCTGCCAGTTTCTCTCGAATCTGGTAACAAAATCAATCTCACGTGCTGTGACCTGAATATCATTAGTCATAATAAGATTTGCTTTTGCTGCCATATAAAAAATCCTTTCTACCCATAATTATTAAGGTATTGGGTTAGCGACTATACTCTGGCGTATAGTCGGTGTAAAAAAAATCACTGGAATAACTGGATATTCTGAGCAATTGCAGCCTGTCTTTCGGACGGGTCTTTGATTGCTTCGATATCTTTCTTTGTCATGTTCCCCGGTGTCTGCTGCTGTCTGACATGTGTTGTAAATCTTGCTTGATTCTGTTGAGCCTGCTGCTGAGATTCATCCACGAAAGCGGATGCGTCAGACTGCTTCATCTGTTCAATCAGGTCATTCAGTCCAAGAATCTTGCCATCTTTCAGCTTTAATCCAGCTTCTTTGATATCCGCCATAACTGACTTCTTAGCCGCTTCACTGGAAAACTTAACATCATCAAGTGCTGCTTTCAGTGCGTCTGAGAAATCGCGGTCATAGATTTTTGCATTGAATTCTTTCTCTGCATCTTCGGCCTTCTTTTTCCATCCAGCAATCTCTGTCTGGATATTTGCCGGGTCGATACCGTCAAAACCTTTTAAGGTCTCTTCTGCTGTCTCAGCACGTTCTTTCCAGCTGTCACGTTCTCCCTCAACTTTTGACAGGGTTTTTGCCACTTCTTTAGCATTTTTATAATGCTCAGAGAGTGCTTTCTTTACATCTGCCTGTTTGTCTTCCGGGATCTCAATTCCAAATGATTTAAGAGTGTCAATAAGTTTCTGCATAATATCCTCCTGGTCGTGTTTATTGACCTGCCGCCGCAGGTAAATGGATTAAGCCAGTTTGACCACTGGCAAGGTAATGGGAAAGATAGGAATTGAACCTATAGTGTTTACCGCAAGGGAACGGATTTACAGTCCGCCGCAACACCGCCAATCGTTGCCGCTTTCCCATAACCCGGACATCCGGGTTAGCAAGGTATTTATCGTGTTATGCCTACCACTATCCGACTTTCACGGAAAAGGATATTACTCCTTTGTTGAAACGTAAAAACTTAATCCATAAGGAGGTGACGCCAGTAAGCTACCAACTGGCAAATGGATGTGTCGGAAATTGCACCCGCTTTTCAACCTCCAGGTTCCGCTCGAACCTGTTTCTATTAAGGACACACCCACAAAGAAAGGAGGAGAAAGTTAATGAAGAAGAAAGCAAAAACTCTCAGCCAACAAGCCCATGCAAGGTCACCAATCCTTGCAAGATTATATTAGCATATTCTTCAAAAAAAGTTGTCCCCACATTTACTCTAATCAGAGCATATTTCTTAATTTTTCAACGTATCTCTTTACCAGATCACGTTCCTCACGGCACTCTGCATCTTTGGACATATCGCTCATTTCTGTGGTAAGCTCATCCAGGTGTTCTTCCAGGGCGGCAAGCATCTTTCTCTTACATTCCTCAGACTTTCCAGAGCGATAGCTCTGTTTCTGTGTCATATAGTCACTGTAGGTATCTCGTCCATCAGAGCGGCTGTAATGTCCTCTTCCGGTTCCATAGTTGCGACTTTCATCGCCGTAAGAGCTGCCACGGTCATAGTCTGGGTACATCATTCTCCCATCACCACGACTGTATCTCCCCATGCTGTCACGTTTGCGTCCGCGTTCGCTGTACTGGTCGCCATATCCGCTTTTCATCTCATCAAGAACAGCATTGTAATACTCGGCTTTTTTGTCCCAATATTCGGTGTTCTTAATGTCCTTGTACATGTCAATCAGCTTATATGTCATTTCAAGGTTTCCGGTAGTCAGTCCGTTGTCCGCAATTTTTGAAAGCTCGTCTTCGATTCTTGCGCATAAGTCTTTAATATCTCTCATAGCTTCGGCACCTCCTTACGCTTCCCTTGTTATAACAATATTTGCATTTGCAACGGAAACAGCCTGGTCGCTTGTATTTTCTACTGCAATATTAACGCAACATCCACGAGGTACATCCACATACATTCCGGCAGATACATTATTATACTGATCCACCGCCGCCGGGGTAGAAATCATCTGAGAAGAAAGAACCGGCTCCCCGGAGATTGCCAGAGCCAGAGAGATAGCACCAGCTGTACCACCTGTCGGAACCGCGATATTTCCAGAAAAATCAACAAAAAATCTTGCCTTGCACTGGTTTGTCAACCCTCTAAGGGTAACAATTCCGCTGCCCTCCCGGTGCTGAATACAGTTAGATCCTTTCACCGCTGTATTCGTAAAAATCACATTGCCATTTGCAGCCACTTCCTGAGCCGCTACGTTTACATATTCTGCCATGTTTATTTTCTCCTTTCATATCACAAAAGGACAGGTTTTCAGCCTGCCCCTCTGTGTAATACGGCATAAGCCGACATTCGACTCAATCGAAAGATACTCTCGATATGAAGTTATCAGCAATTGCATCCGGTATTGCAGCCGCATCCATAATATGTGTTCGGGTTAGGAACCTGATATGCCGGAATCGGTGCCGGATTAATTGCGTTGATCAACTGCTGTGTCTGCGCACTCATTGCGGTTGTCAGCAATGCAGACTGGCGATCCTGGGATGCAGCGCGTCTGAGATCATTGTTTTCAGCCTGGAGGGAAGAAATCTTCTCGTTGCACAGGTAGTCCAGAATAGCTCTGGTTCCGGCGTTCTGGCTGTCGATAATGTCTCTGGTGTTGCTGTTCATGGTGTTCTGCAATGCACAGGTGTTCTGTGCCATATTGTAGTTCACACCCTGGATTGCTTCACGGGTCTCACAGCAGCAATTAGCAAGCTGTGTCTGGAGCGCGTTTGTGTTCTGCATATTGGCTACGGTATCAGCGTTAATGGCCTGCTGAATGCCAAAGCCAGTCTGCATGATGTTCGTGTTAATGCCGTTGAATCCGGTAAGCATACCGTTGTTCATGGCGTAGAAGCCATCACACAGGCCGTTGGTAATTCCGTCAAGTTTACTAACGATTCCCTGATTGTCGAAGCCACGCTGGATTGCGCTATCGGTGTAAGCACTTCCGGTAGAACCGTTTCCACCATTGCCCCATCCATTGTTACCCCATCCGCAGAATACAAACAGAAACAGGATAATAATCCACCATGCGCCGTCGCCGCCCCACATGCCATCGTTGTCACGATTTCCGCCTGTAGCCGCAGCAATATCTGCTAAACTGTAATTTCCATCCATAGTTGTATACTCCTTTTTGTGTATTTACATCAATCTGGCCAGATTGTAATGTACTATTTCATTCCTTTCAGCATATTTTGGAACTGTCCTGCCATCTGCTGAACCTGGTTGAGCTGCTGTTGAGAAATACGCCCAGACTGAAGCATTTTCTGTACCTCCGCCCGGGGATCTCCCTTAAAATTCTGTTTAAACTGCATAAACTGCTGTATCATCTGCATTGGTCCGTTACCCTGCGGCATTCCACCACCAAGGGCATTAAATAATGGATTACTCATCTGCATTTCCTCCCTTGTTTCCTGATTCTGGTACGGTATTAGGTCGAACAGGCTCAGGAAATGAATTTAATCGGTTTATGATAGCTTCGTATTTGCCTTTTAAATCGTCATATTCCTGCCGAGTGACATATTTATTGTCTGGTTCTTGAACAGGCTGTTTAGGCGGCGTTTGAGTGTTTATCTCGTGATATTCAAACGTCCGCAGAGGTTGCGGCATACCGGAAACATCCGTGGACTTTATATAGAATTTCTCCGACTCTGAATCCATTAGTAAAACGCTTGTCCCGGGCGCTACCAGATATGATTTTGCACCGACTTCACCAGATACCCACAGGATACCGTTATTATTCTGCTGTGGCTGCTGTACTGGTTGAGTTGGCATCTGGACAGGCTGCTGGAATTGATTCATCTGTCCTGGAACACCAAAACTATATTGATAAGGATTGTTATATAATGCCATCTTACGCACCACCTTTCTGATTATATTTTGGCATAAAAAAAGAACCGGAAACAGTTCGTTTCTGGCTCTAATTAGTGTCTAAAAAGTATCAACATACTTTAATTATTTTATTATTCACTCGGCGGCTCAACCGCTTTGCCGTAGATATGCTCACGTTCATTTGTTCGGCGCAGTATTCGAGCGTATATTCCTTGCATCTCAGCCGGAACAATCTTTCTTCGTCTGGTGTGAAATTACACTCTATCAAGAACCGATCTATATCTTTCTTCGTGAATACATATAACTTCATGAGCATACCCCTTATTAATGCAATTAACGCTGATTCTGCGCAAGATAATTTGTAAGCTTCTGTTTTGTTTTTTTTAATTCTTCCACATTGTTTCCGCTGATCTGACTGTCCAGCATGGTCGACAGCACTTCCAGAATTAATGAATCACGTTCTGCGATTCTCTGAAGACTTTCATAATCTCGCTTGTCATGTTCTTCCAGTGTCTCTACTCGCTTATTAAGTCGAAACGCTGGTGTAATCCATTTAAAGATTACAGCCGCTGCCCCTCCGACAATAGACACCCCTCCGCAGATTGAGAGAAACATTTGTACAAATTCTGATATGCTCATTTGGCTACTCCCTTTCCCAGTAGTATACAGGGATCTCATTACCACTATCCCATGTATCGTAGAATTTACCGTCCTGTACCGTCACCACATGGCCATCTATGCAAAGAATGTACGTGCCTGTCGGATGATCTGCACAGAAGTCATTCACCGTATAGATATACCGCTCCGACTGCTCCACTAGCTTTCTATGGAATCCTTGCTTTGCCAGGTATGAACCCCATACGTAATTTGCACTCGGCATATCTGATAAGGCACACGCTTGTACCATCAATCCGGTAAACACCGTTTCCCAGTCAAGGTCTAAAGCCTTACATATCGCCCGGACAGCACAGTCGCCTACACGCTGTCCTCTTACCGGATTTGGATTGAAATACACCCATCTATCCATAGTTACCTCACTTTGCTCTCATAAATCTTTTTGCCCCTGCATTTGCCCTGGACTGCTGCTTATATCCAAAGTCTGCTACCTTGTTGCGGTAATATTGTGCTGCAAGATTGTTTTCCTCGCAGAATTTATTATACTCCTTATTCTGTTCAGTCAGCCGAAACGCCATTCGATCATATTCCGATCTTAGTTTTTCTTTTTCAGAGTCTGGTATATCGTCTGAGTTGATTTCTTCATTCTTCATTATCAGCTGACGCTTGGTTGCTCTAATAGAACGCTCCATTGCTCGCTGCTTCTGTGTATCTTCATAGGTCTTTTTATTCTCCTCAGAATCAATCTTGTGTTCGTCCGCCCAGGGATTCCGCAATCCTTTCGTCCATGGTTGGTGAGAGTGACGGCAATTATAACCATGCAGTCCATGTGGATCCCGAACAGTCCCTTGTCCAGTGTTCGGATTGATATCGTATCCGGTACTATCAAAAAGATTAGGATACCCAGGTTCTGATCCAACTATCGAGTAAGGCTTCCCTTGCCAGGATGAATGATCTCCGCAAGGCGGCTGTCCTTTTTGTGCTGTTCTGGCTCCCAGGTGAGCCGATACAAGAACATAATTTGTCTTTGCCTGGACAATGTACTGATTAGTGATCTGTGCCGCTGTCTGGTTCATGCTCGTCACTGCACAGCACCTCACAGCTGCTTCAAGAGTTCTTTTTGCACCGCTTGTTGGATAATCCACCATGATTCCTTTTTTAGCATAATTGTCCAGCACATCACAAATTGCAGATGTGTAGGATTGCACGCCGGAAGTAACACGGATTTCGGCTTTATCCAGCAGATTAATTAGATCACGCTGAGACTGGTCAAGTGTGGTCTTTGTCAGATTAGATAGCTCGCCCAGCGTCTTTTTAAACTCAGCGTCCATAACGGCAATTACTTCCGGATTTTCCAGGGGTGGGGTGATGTTCTCGTCAATACCTAACAGGATGTCCTTGTCATTATCCCAGGAAGTCATCACGGCATTTTGCAGGATCCGTCTAAGCTCTGGCTGTGTCATTTTTGTAAGCTTCTGCAATTTCTGTTCAATCTTCGCTCTGCTTTCTCCCATTTGTGTGAGTTTCCAGATGAGCCGATCAGCTGTGGCAGTCATGCCGCCAGTCTGAAGAATACGCCTGGAGATGTCAGTCATTATAAAATCTTCTAGTTCCTGGTAAATCGCAAGGATCCTTTTTTCTTTGCCGTGGAAATACTCTGGTGGAAGCATTATTTACCACCTGCCGTTCTTTTTACCAGCCTTGTCCAGTCCGGTAAATGCTGTGCTTTTGCTCTTTCAAACCATTCTGCCCCTGCTTCTGGATGTGGTGCTTTGCTATATTGCAATCTCCTTCCGGTTGGGCTTTTGCTTGGTGGTGACATCCATCCAATGATATTCCCCTGTGCATCTTTCTTTGGGATGTTCGGGCCGTACACCTCACCCATGTACAAATAATGAGCATAAGGCACGTTTCTGTTTCCCCACTTTATTTCTCCACCGTCAATCCCCTGTGGGAATGATACACTTTCCACCAATGCTCCCTGTTGGAATGGCATAAGTGGGATGCAGTCTTCTACGATTTGCTCATTCAATTTCTTCTGAGCTTCTTTCAAATTGCTGTCAATTCGCTTTGTATCAAATTTGATATGTACATTTCCAACATGATTATTGATCTTCATAGGCTATTCATCCCCAAATAATCCACTTATTTTATTTTCCTTATTCGCTTCATCCGCGAGAGCTTTCGCGTCCTCTTCGCTGAATCCTTCAAATTTCACCAGATAGTACCAGAACGGAACTCTTCCGGTATTTACATAGCTAAGCCAAGTCTGCTTATCCTCTGCAAAAGAATATGTGATGTCTCCGAAATCATAGTTAATCTCATAGGCCCCCACCGGTGCAAGTCCGTATAGATCAGCGTGGACATTCAGCGCGTAGATTACTTGATCTAAACAGGATTCCAGTTTATCTCTTACATCCTTGATAAACTGTATTGTCCTCTGCTGTTCCGCTTCTACCCCTGTAGCTGTCTGTATGCCGCTTGTTTCGTTAAAAACGAAATATCCATTGGAGAATCCAATCTTGTACCCCAACTGGCTTAAAAGGGCATTTATGCCGCTTATACGGGTATCTGTGTTGAGTATCGGATTTATTTCTTGATAAAATTCCTTTTCATCCTGTCCGAATACATTTTTTACATAATCTGGCAAACTCATTTCTGAGCATCTGTGTTCCATTGCCTGTGGCGTCATGGCAGAGACTGGCGATCCGCTTGGCATCAGCAGTCTGTCATCTGCCAAAACAGTTCGCTTAGAATCAAGAATTTCCTTTGCGTTCCGGCTGTATGCAATATCCAGGTCTTTCAGCTCTTCAATTGCTTCTGCAAATATCGGAAGTCCAAGTGGCGTACTGATATCTACATTGTTTGCCTGTGGCGTCCGAAGCACTCCGTACAACGGCCCTTCCAGCTTCTCTCCGTTTGCTTTGAGAATAGGTGGCGTATCTTCCATAAGGTCGGCCCATTTGGTCTGTTTAAGGTCGATCCTATCGCCGATGCTCTGAGGAGATTTTGACACATAAGCCCTATTAGAAACATAGTATGGATAGGTCGTTACTCCGTCCACAGTAGTCTCGACAAACCGATGATATTCAAGCCTTGTATAGTATTTCCGCCCGACAGTATAAGAATCCTTAAATATAATTCCTTTGATTTCCTGATTGTCGTAATCCACAATCATCACGTCTGCCGGGGTAAATACGTCAAGGCTCTCACCATTCGGCTTAATGAACACTGTTCCATAGGCACAGCCATATTCTACCCAGTGGCGAATCTGAAAATATACTTTGTCAATCTGTTCCTGTAGCCACGTAGCCCTTGCGGAACCGTCTATCTGGATGCCGATCGCCAGCGTTGCGAGCCGTGCTGTCTCTGAACAGACAGATTTCGCAAAATTAATCGTCTTGATATTGTTCTTATCATCTAACCATTCCGGCGCACCCCTATAGATGTTCGCACACCGGTTAATCAATGATTCCATCTCTGGAAATTCTGCTGCCTGGATGTTGAAATCCTCTTCGGCTTGTTTTTTGAATATCATGTTAAACCACCTTTTTAGTGTTGTTATAAGTCCCATTATGCACTGTTACCTCGTCTCCTCCACAATGACTCTGAGCCATACCGGACAGAATCTATTAAATGATTATCCTTGTCCGGATATCCACTGCAAATATTTCCGTCTTTGTCGCGTTCGTATTCATACTTCTTGAACTCCTTACAAGCATTTGGCGTTCTTTTTGGATCAAATACAAGTTTTCTTCTTTGCAACCACTTCATGGAATACTCAATGCTTCCCGGCCCTTTGATTGCTCCTCTTGCTGGGAGTCCTGAGTCTCTATAATCATTGATTGATTTAGGTTCGGCAGAATCGCAAGTAATTTCGTAATCATCATACTGTCTTCGTTTGATTTCATTTGCAGTCCATTCATTTGATTTTTTGTTTTCGTAAATCTCGTCAATGAAATAGATTGTTTCTCTGGCGGAATCGTAATAGATTCTGGAAAAAGCATATTTATCCGGGTACCATCCCCAGTCAACGCCTTGATAAATTCTATCAAAGTGGCTAATTTCTTCGTCTGTGATAGTCCTTTCTTCGATGTATTCAAAGATATTTCCGCCATTTCCGTTGGCGTGTCCAAGATACTCGTTGTCGTAAGCATCTGGATTGACTTCCTTTAGATGTTCTGCATCTGCAAGAAAAACATCTCCAAGCCATTCCTGTTCGATTCCTAAGTCAAGGTAAGTGCTATGCACAACCATTACATTTTCATCTTTTTCTTCTGCTTCTACTGTATATTCATTCGCCCAGTTGTTTTTACTTCTTGGCGGATTAAAAGATTTAAACTTATATGCTTCATTACCACCACGAATGGCAGACTGCTGAATATTTCGGATTTCTTCCGGGTTCGAAAATTGATCTAATTCTTCAAACCAGACTATTCCGATATACCCGAATTCTGGCTTGATAGACTTAATCTTTAATGGATCGTCAGCACCACGAAAGTAAATCTTCTGTCCAGTAGGCTTATACGTAATCTCCATAGGAGATACCTTGCACACAAATTCCTCATTTAGATTTAACTTATCAATTGCCCATTTCATCTGCGCATAAACAGAATCTTTAATAGTGTTTCCAACTTTTCGCAGAATCAGAGCGTGCATATTCGGATTATTCTTTAACAGCTCCGGTATAATTAGAGATATGGTTGAGGACTTCATGGAACCTCGTCCGCCAGGAAGAATGTACTCGCTATGTTTCTTTGCTCGAATATCCCTAATCATTTTATGAAATACATCCGGGACAATATTCAGATCAATATGGTATTCACCTTGCAATCTGGCTTTTTCTTCTGCTTTCCGCTGTTCTTCTCTGGCTTCTTTTATAGCAAGCGTTTTCTCCAGATCATTCATGGATTTCAGCTGATCGGAGAAGTCCGGGGCAAATCCGAATGAATCAGTTAGCTCACCTCTTGCGATCATGGAGCGGCGTTGCTGAATTTCTGCCAGAGACATAATATCGGTTCCTTTTTGCTTTTCAATGAGGGACTGCTTTTCGGCTATATATGCAGAAATCGTAGGTTTCCGTAAGTTCTCTCGCCCTATTACATCAGCGCTTTTAGGCGCGTATCCTGCTTTCCTTGCGGCATCAGATGCATTCCCGCCATTCTTTATATATTCATCTGCAAACGCTTTCTGCTTCGGCGTTAAGTCCATCTAATCACCTCTGTCTATCCTCATTTTCTGACTGCCTCCCATATTTCTTTTAGGCACATGACCACATCATACTGAGACGCAGTTCGGAGTATTTCGTAATCACAATCTTTCCATTCGCCTCGCTTCGTTGGTCTGAACACTGGTGTTGATATGATTGTGACTGTAATGAGCCGTCCCTGTTCATGACTGTAAAATTGTGATGTTCCAATTTTTATAATCAATCCAGTGGATAATATAGCTTTTTGAAGTTTTCTTGATACTGCTTTTAAATTCGCCACATTATCACCTCACAAAAAATCTGCCATATACGGTGCATAGTTATAGATATATACTATAGTACCACATATGGCAGAAAAATTTGTCCCCACATTTTAATATTAATTATAGTATTATATTTCTCTTAGTTTCCTTAGAGTATCATAAAACATAGCCATTGCCTTGCGCTTGTATGCGTAGAAATCGTCTCGCTTTGCTGGTATGTACTTTGTCTTCATGATACGGTCATAAGACTTGTTTGTTACAATAGATTCGTACACCAGAAGTTCAATCCCTGGAGGACAAGAGCTTATGCAGCAATGTAAAATATCATGTCTCTGCTCTGGTGTAGCTTTCTGGCATATATCCTTTAAACGGTTAATGTCTTCTGGATATACGCCGAAATCAACAAGTGACTTTTGCCTGGTACGCATATCATCACTCCTTTTTATGTACAGTTCCACATTCCAATCAAGCACACGACATACATTGCAGAATAAAATACCGTAAATGATATATCATTCTTAGCAGCTGCTTTATGGGCTTTTACCATTGCGTAGAGTGCAATTAAAAAATTAATAATTATTCCTGTTACTTTTGACTCAAGCATATTATCACTCCTTTTAATACTATTTGTGCTTGCCACCTAAGCACGCTGCCAAAAGAAGTATGCAGAATGCTCCAAACAGTGTGCCTAATGCGAATGCTATTAATATGTCAATCATTGTTCTTCATCTCCTCCAATTTCCTTGCAGTTTTTCTATAATCTCTATTTGCTGACCGGAACATCATCAGAAGAATTTCAGATACAGGTCTTGTTCTGTATCTCCTCACTGCTCTCTTGATGCATGAAAGCTCACTTCCGTCTGGTATGTAAACCCCTACAGAATACGGAATTTCCAGAGATATTTTTGCATATACATCTTGCGGCATAACTAAATAGTTGAAATCGCCAATGAAATTTAACCCGTGTCCAGATTTGAAATCTTCAACAGACGACTTAATTTCATAGCAGTAGCAATCCGCTTTTTCTATTCCAGAAACGCTATTATTTGCTGGAACAAATTTCATGTAGTCCACTCTGATTGCATGATCTGTATAGTAATCAAATGTAACTTCTCGTGCCCAATAAATACGTGGATCATTATGCGGATTAATTTTCTTTTCAACCATGGCTGATAATTTTGCCGTAATCTCAGGTCTTGTCATTTCCCAGCTCCTCCAACTTCTTCTCAGCTTCCTCACGGGTAAGGAAATATCCCTCATCAAGTTCACCTGCAAATGTGCATAATGCAAAGCCACTTGCGTTTTCAAAATCAATCTCCACTCTGTTAAAATTGTAAATTCTAAAACTATTTACAATCAGTGTTTCAACAATTCCATTGTCAATGCAATACAGAACATCTCCAACCTTACACGGCAGTCTCACCAACAAGCCCTGTTCTTCTAAGTCTTCAAATTTTGCAAGACGATTAACCATAGCTTTTAATCTGTCACAATCTCCTGTTCCTTTTGAACAATTATCGCAATAGCAACTGCATATGAATCCGGGACTATTGTTGTACGTGATTCCGCTAATTTCTCTTTTTGTTAATCTCTCCATCTACTTCACCCCTTAAAACTTTACATCGTCTAAAGTTATATAAATCGCATGAGGAATAAAACAAATAATCATCACAATATATTTCAACAATATCAAGGGTAGTGTTGCCATCATACAAAGTACACACCAAATACACGCCCATTTATTCCTCTTCCACCAATCAACAGGAGTACCGTTTATATCCCCGTTTTCATCTTCTAACGCTCTTACAGCAATTCTACTTATTGCAATCATCTACTTCACCTCACTCATCTGGCTTTCTACGGTATCTGCAAGTAACTTCAAAGACTCAATAAACGTATCTGTCAGTGCTATTCTGCTCGGTTTTTTCGCATATGCTCTAACGAGGCTTATTGCCTCTTCGAGCTTCTTTTCATCCATAGCTACGTCTGACGCTTCTACTAATTTATACAACGGCGCAATCCCGGCATTTCTTGTCATTTCTTTGTTATATTCGTAAAACTTTAATATGTCCGGTATCTGCTGTTCTTCAAAAGGATATGGATATGCTTCTTTTCCGCCGCACCATCTGTATCCCTGTCTCTTTGCTTCTTTCAGAACGCTTTCATACTCTTCCTGTGTTCTGACTAATACACATTTATTTGCTAAATTAATCATTAACATTTCCTCCTGTAATCTCATCAATGCAATCGTTCCATCCGTCGCGATAATCATCATTTGCGAATTTATAGCTATTTTCATAAGTCAATTTTTTTTTGGAAATACTTTCTTCATCAGCGTCCAAATCCGACAGAAGGGTATTCACAATATCCAGGGCACTTCCCGGAAGCCCAGCCTTATACTGGGTCTGCCTTTCAAGCTGTTGTTTATACTGCTCAAGACGTTTTCTCACTCTGCTCATGTTTTTCCTCCCAGCTGCTACATTCTTTACAGCGCATCTTGCTACTACATAAAGTACCTTTTATCATCGACAGCCTCGGACAGGTTGGATGAACATATACGATCAGCTCACCCACTCTGCCAGTACTATGTTTACAGGTTTTGTATTTTGGTTTATCCATTTTCAATCTCCTTCCTATGCAAATCTTAGCTGTCCTGTAGTTTCTTCCTTCATCCGATCAGTCCTGCAAATAGGATTTCTGGTGGCCACGCATAGCTCTGGAAGATTGCTTTTTACCAAGGCTGCCGGTATCGGCGGACACACTGCATTCCCACATCTCCGTACTTGCTCGCTTCTTGGGTATATCTTTCCAGTGTAATCACGATCAATTACATAATCATCTGGAAATCCCTGACAGCCGTACAGCTCACTTGGTTCCAACATTCTCAGCCCTATATCCACAATCTGATATTCTGTACCATCAATTACAACTAATCCAAAACGATCCTGTACAGTTATGGTATCAAGCGGTTCTTTTACATCTTGTCCTGTCCCAGCTCCGTAATATTTTATCAGGAAGGCTCTAACCTCTCCAAAGTGACCACCACCTGCTGTAATTGTTGGCAACGGCTGACGAATATCTCTGCCATCATAATGATTATTCAGCTGAATCAGATTTGCAGTTACTACGCTGTTGTGATCCCATGATGTAACAGTGGGAAGTGGATTCTCTACGCTTTCCCCAGCGCCTTTATATCCGCCATCATAATATTTGTGCAAAAACGATGTAACCAGACCATATCTATTCGAGCCATCAACAGTCATAACTGGGTCAACTATGGCCTGTCCCCTAACTTCATCCTTTGTAGTTTCAGAATGGTACTGAATCAATGTAGGAGCTATAATCCCATATCCATGCTTCCCTGTTATGGTTGGCATTGGTTCCCTGATATCATTAGGTCTTCTCTCACCGCCATGATTGCACTGAATGATAAACGGCTCTGGATTCTCAAGAACAAACTTTTTCAGCCCTCTTGCAATTCGCGCCATTGTCTTTGGTGCAAGCGGTCTCACTGCACGAATACCGTACTTTTCCTTAATCTGCTCAGATGTATCGAAAATCGAAGGGCATGGTCTGCTGAAATCTATCTGGGTATATGCACCGACATAAGGTTTTAGGCTGCCATTCTTCACCAGCTTGCTATCTGCTGGTCCGTGTGTCGGTTCCGGCCATGTAATCGGCTTGCCATCACACCGCGCAATTAGGAAGAATCTCTTCCGCATAGTCGGTGCTCCATAATCTGCTGCTACCAGCTCTTGAAACTGCACCTCGTAGCCAAGATCTGTAAGCTGCTGCACAAATTTCTCAAATGTCTTTCCCTGCTTGGTCTTGATCGGATGTTTTCTCCTGTTAAGTGGTCCCCAGGTTTTAAATTCTTCTACGTTCTCTAACATTATTACCCTGGGTCTTACAAGCCCCGCCCATCGGCAGGCTACCCAGGCAAGGCCCCGGATGAATTTATCCTTTGGTTTTCCGCCTTTTGCTTTTGAAAAATGTTTGCAATCCGGGGAAAACCACGCAAGTCCTACTGGGTGTCCGTTACAGGCTTCTATTGGATCCACCTGCCATACATCCTCGCAGTAATGCATTGTGTTAGGATGGTTGGTTTTGTGCATCCGTATAGCTTCAGGATCATGGTTGATTGCTATGTCAACGCTATATCCAGTTGCAAGTTCAATGCCTGTGGAAGCACCGCCACCGCCTGCAAAATTATCAACGATTAATTCTCCATGTATCATGGCATTACCTCCGGGAAATTTACTTCGAACGATAACTGCGTATCAGCGTAATTCATCCACAAGCACTCTTCTCTTTTAGCTCCGCCCTCGGCCTGTGCCTCCTTTTTTATTTTGGTCCAGCCTTTAAGCGCGGAATTATATAAATCATTTTCATAACCGCTTATCATTACCGGGCCAGGATGACGCATCAACACATCCAGCATCTCCAAGTGATCGTTGTCTGTCATTTCATATTTGTACAAATATTTCTTTCTGGTGCTGTGCAAATATGGAGGATCTGCATAGATGAATACATCTGATGTGTTATATCGTTTAATAAGTTCTATCGCAGGAAGGTTCTCAATCTGAACGCCTCTCATCCTCTCTGATGCCGGAATAATAATATCTGGATACTCTGCCCATGCTTTTGCTGGGTTCGGGCTGTTTGATTGTTGCCCGCTCTTAAATCCATTGTGGTACAGATTCGCACAACCAAATCCTTGCCAGCATCTTACGCAAAATCGTCTGGCCCTTTCAATTTCATTTTCTGATTCCTGATAAGCCAGATCATATTCTTCTCTGCTATACGGGGTAAGCTCTATCAACCGCTTTAATTCATGTGGATTATCTCTCAGCACCCGGAAAAAATTTACTACCTCGCCATGCAGATCATTTACCGTTTCTATGTGGGAACGAGGTTTATTTAATAAAACTGATAGGCTGCCTGCATATGGTTCTAGGTACACACTATGTTTCGGCATATTATTAACAATCCATCGAGCCAATCGGCATTTCGCTCCCGGATATTTCAAAACCTGTTTCATCTTTTCAAGAAGCCCGGTGCACCCTTACGTCAGCTGAAGGCAGGCTCCTTTCATTTAGTCATTAATACGAAATCTTAAATCTAAGTTCAATTCCTCTTTGATTGAATTTCTATAATCTTCCCAGGTCGCCATATCATCCATCAGATAATCAGCCCCCCTGTCCATGCCGTCCATGAATTTCTGGCAGCGCTTCTGTCCAAAGCCAAAATCATCATGCAGGACGGCAATTCCAAGGATTGTAAATGTATCAAGTGTCATTTCTTTGATCTTCTGAGCTGCCTTGTCCAGATCCTTACTGGCAAGTGATGTATGTATTCCAGTAATCCCACGAAATTTTACTTCTCTTTCCAGGGCTTCTATACCGCCGTCCCTTACGATTCTGAGCGCCAGGTCAAGTCCATCCTCTCTACCGCGCTCATACTCTTTTATTTTGTTCATTGGTTTTCTCCTTGTTCAGATTCTTAGCTTTCTTATGCATCTTTTCCAGATAATCTGCATAGGCTTTAAGCATGTGATCCACGAAACCATTACTGTTATATTTTTCAGATACAATATGAATCTGCTCAACAACCTGCTGCCAGTATTCGTCTCTTTCTTCAATTCCGGCAGTCTGAAGAACCAGTTCCGGGAAGTCGATTTGCAAGAATTTAATGGTGTTCGGTATCTGTTCGTGCTTCACTCTCATAGTTATGCACCCTCTTCCACCTCAAAGCTCTGTTCAAGAAGTCGCTCGTTATCCTTGCTAAATGCCTTGATATAGCTCTGTTTTATTGGACGAATAAAATGTATACCGTTAGCCGATTTTGCCCGAGAAACAGCCACGTAGAACTGTCCAGGATCCCAACAACAAGGATCAATGTTGATTTTCTCAAAAGTCTGTCCCTGTGATTTATGAATGCTGATTGCCCATGCAAGTTTTACCGGGAACTGGGAGAACGAACCAACCTTTTTACGGACAATCTTCTCTTTTACGACTTTCTGTCCGTCTTTTTCCTGCTCTGATTCCTCAATGACCTGCTTCTCAATGTCTTTGCTATATCTGTACAGGTTAACGGTCTTTCCCTTGTCAGTCTTGATAACTAGATAGGATTCTTCAAACTCTCCATTGTCCACAATTCTCTGGATAATACCAACTGTTCCATTGACGTACTTCCCGGACAAATCATTGACGGTAATCATTACCTTTGCGCCAATGTTGAGAGTTAGATCTTCCCGGGCAAATGCAATATTTTTGATATCTGCCGATGTCAAATCTCCGTCAACGACTGCATGGAACACTTTTTCGGTCTTTTTATCCAGCTTACTGAGAAAAGTATTATTGATCCGATCAGTTTCAGCATTGGTTCCAACCAGGAAAGGTGCTTCCGGGATAACCTTGTCTGATTCGTTATTTTCCAGATAAGCAATGGATTTTCGGATGTTATTGCCGTACTTAATATCGTTTAGCACATACTTGAATCCCTCGTCATTCTGTCTGCACACCTCATCAAGTTTGATATACTCGAACGACATTTCTTTCCAGTATTCAGACATGAAAGCATATCCATGTTCGTATTTTCCGCCCTTTCCGTAATCGGATCCATACATCCGGCAGAGGATTTTACGATCATCTGTCGTAATTACTGGGGGAAGCTGGTAGAAATCCCCGATCACGATCAGCTGAACGTCTTCTTTATCCTCTCCGTTCAAAAGTCTGTCAACGGCTCTCTCTTCGTTCTCTGTAATAATCGTCTTTGCAATCATATTGAACAGGTCGAACCGACACATGCTGATCTCGTCGATGATAAGAATATCTGCTTCTCTTAACAGCTCGGCTCTTGATTTTACCTTTTTCTTGTAATCCTCAAACTTGATTGAGATATTCAGTGCCCGGTGTACGGTAGTCGCACCGTATCCGATATTATCCGCTGCGATTCCGGTAGTCGCAGACACCAGAACACTTTTTCCTGCTTTTTCTGCTTCGTCAATGAATGTCTGAATAACAGTTGTCTTACCTGTTCCGGCATCTCCTGTAAGGAAAACATTATTGCCAGATAACATAGTGTCTAATGCATACCTCTGTTTTTTATTCAGATCGTCTTTTTTTACCGAAGTTACCAAGATTATTCCTCCTTATGTTTTTCAGAATATTTTTAATTTTCTGATATATTTTACTTTCTTAATAAATAGATAGATATTTTTCTTTCTGTTACCAGAAGTTACCAAAATTTAAAACACGTTGGTAACGCTTCAAACCCTTTATTTATGCGGCTTTCCGGCTTTGGTTACCAAGTTACCGAGTTACCAAGCTTTTTCTATAGGAAAATACAAAATGTATATGACTTTTACACTTATTTTTTTATTCTATATATACATGGTTTTTGGTGGGTAACTTGGGTAACGGGTAACCAGTTAGCTAAATGGCAGGCTTGCAGAGGCATCAACTGGTACAAACTGTTCCTGCTTTTCTTCCAGATCTTCCTCGATTTCTTCGTCAGAAATTCTTATAACGATGTATCTCATTGGCTTCTTGCTTTCTTTCCTTACATAGGTATCTCTTTTTCCACTACATTTAAGAAGGTTTCTATTCATAGCCCATGCGGTGAATGCTTTGCGTGAAAAGCCGTTATTTTTCAACAGATTTTCAAACATTTTCGGATAGAAATACACATATCTATCGCCGTTCTCCTCTGGATTTTCCAGGAATCCCCACTGATCGCAGCTGAATTGTGCGTCAAAGTGCTGTCCGTAGGATGAAAGACTTTCAAGAATAAATTCATAGCACCTCTGCCCCTCTGATACGTCTTTCTTGCGTGTAGGTATGTCCACAACGTCCTCAACCGTCAATTCCTGTCCATCCTTAAATATGAACTCTGTAGCCAGTTTGTCAGCCAGTAAAAGTGTAGATATCGCCATTACCTGCTTTGCCGGAAAATTGAAGCCATCAAATCCTTTTTCGATATCAGCTTTCATTTCTTTAAGCTCATCCGATGTGAACTGTTTAAGGTTCCCAACAAACACTCTCCCGGCAAAACCGTAGTTTTTCATCACAATGCTGTTGATCTCTGCCGGATTCTCATATATGTCTTCGCAGCACTCAATCTCAATGATTCGATTAATAGCTCCGCCAGAGTCCGCAAATTCGGAAATAGGGTTCTCGCCATTGCAAATAGTGACATTGCTCCATGTATTCTCCTTTGCGGCTCCGAGATCCTTATTTGAACGTGCCTTTCCTTTTCCGGAACAGAGATTGTAAATCAGCGTTTCGTAGTTGTCCCGGATATACTGAGAAGCGTTCTTTGAGTCGTCCAGAATCATTGGAAAGTTATTGAGCATGTCCGCCCTTGTCTCTAAGGATGTATCCGTTGATCGGAAGTTTCCAACGTAAGCTCCCGGTGCCGGATTTCCCCAGACAGAAGCGGATATGTTGATTGTTACCGTTTTACCGCCACCTGTCTGTCCGTAGAAATCCACGATAAACGGCAATGCATCAAGCGGTTGTACAAGAACGCTTGCAAATGATGCAGCCAGTGCTATTCGCGGTTCCAATCGTCCACATGATCGTAACTGTTTAGCCAACGTCACCCACTTAAAGTAGTCTCCACTTTCCTGTATACTCTGGAATAGCGTTTTAAAGCGGTATTCGCCGTCAAAAACGATTGAAAGGTCGTAAGGTACAAACACATTGCCATGCCACCCTAACTTGCTTGTAGAGTGCTGTATGTCGATCATATCGGCATTGTACATCTCAACGTCTGCCAGATACTTCACGAGAAGTCTTGCATTCTCTGAGTTGACCTGCACACCAAACCTTGCAAGATTGGTTATTGCTCGGGAAGTCACAATGTCAATTTTGGGAACGGTTATTTCTGTCCAGTATCCATCCCTCTTAAATGCTACAGTAATCTGTTCTTCGCCTGTCTCAATGTTCTTTAGCCGGCGAATCGGCATGATCGGATGGTGGCACACAAGTTCCCTTGCTTTGGATGTCTCAGAAGAAAATATTCCGTTTTCTGTAGCTATCCAGCTGCCGCAAGCCATGTTAGGATATTCTTTTCCAATATTATCCTCATAAAAATTTGTTATATTCTCAACCAGTTGCATAGAACGATTTGCTTTTTCTTCCTTTTCTTTGTCCTGTTCTGCTTTCTGGAATTCTTTTATGAATTCCTCGGCTATGCTTTTTACTCTTACGTTCTTCGCCCTGTCCATCAACTTAAATTTAACTTCCGAACGGTCAATTTTGCTTTTTATCGCAAAAAGTTCTTCGTATAACTGCTTCTGCATAAAATCATTTGCTTGCAAATTTTCAATATTTTCAAGAATGTTTCTCACCTCCTGCCTTAGCTGACAATATTTCATATCTGCTTTTTTCTTTCTCAAGATTAAACTGGCACATATACCACTCTTCTGAATCAGGAGGGAATGTTTTTAGTGCTGTTTCGTACATACGAATGTTCTTTTCTACCTGTTCGAGTTCGCTAGGATCCTGAGCAGGATTGTATTTTTTTGCTTTGATATCTCGCACTTCGTGTCTGATCTGGTTACGGCTCTTACCTTTTTTAGAGATATAAGTACCGCCCAGCTCAATAAATGCGGTGCTAAAAGAAACGGATTCGTATTGCATCACGAATTCAAACACATCACCGCCAATGCCGCAGCCGAAGCAGTAAAAGGAATCATCGTAGATTTTGCAGGACGCTGACTTTTCCTTGTGAAAAGGACAACATATAAATCCCGCTCTATTTGGCTTCAGCCCATATCTAGAAAGAATCTCCGGCATTTTCACTGACTGTTTGATTTCTTCTTTCGTCATGACAGCAGCTCCACAATTCGCCGTCCGGTTTCTTCCTTTGTACAGAACTCAAACCGGACACCATATTTATCTCTGATCGTACAGAGAGATTTGTATAACTGGCAGCCATCAACAGCCTTGTCAGATATTACAGTCTTTACTTTTTTGCCGTTTACCGTCTTCCAGATGATCTTATGCTTTCTGGGATTTTCCCAGAAATACACATCACCAACAGATTTGATATCTGAGCCATGCTCACAGAGTATAATAAGCTGAATACCCGCCTCACGCGCTCTGATAAGCTCTGCTTTGAATCTTTCGTGTTGCTGGCATACATTTCCGCATAGCTCTTGTAAGTCCTTTTTACGGTCAATACAGAGTTTTGCATTGTCCAATGACTGATAATCTCCACAATACAATTTAGAGCGGAAATACTGCACTCCAAGGCTGTCAAACTGCTGTTGAATCCGTTCCCATTCCGATTTATGTTCCCTTGTGTCAACCTGTATCACCAATCAGATCACATCCCATCAATTAAAAGGAAGCTCGTCCGCTATGCTATCTGGAATATTCATAAAGTCAGTTCCTGCCGAATTAGCTTCCATGATAGCTTCTTCCTTCAGATGATCGTCATAGGCTTTGGTGGTACGCTCTTCCGGAATGTCTGCATCCTTGATTCCTTCAATGCTACGGAACCATGCCAGCTTGTGACGTTTCACTTCTCTTCCGTCGTACCAGTCTTTTTCTGAACGGAAGATACCGCCAATCAGCTTGCCCTTGAACTGCTGCCCGAAGTTATCACCCCATTTGACAGCAAAACCCGGATTTGATTTTTCTACACATGTAATGAATGTTTTAAGGTTACGGACGCCGTAATCTACACTTTCATCAATAACCATGTAATTTGTGCCGGCATTAGGATACTTCTTATCTGGACGGATGTCATTTTCAAACTGCTTCATGAAATAACCGGCCTGTTCATCACTTTCTGCAAAGTCAAACAGAATAACGATCATATTAAGTCCGTTCTGAGACTGACGTTCGGACACCTGCTTAATTACCATCTTGTGTCCGCCAAGTTTAATAGGCTCAAACTCTCCTGCTGCCTGAGTTGTATCATAGCTATTTGGTTTCTGCATTGTCTGTATTTCCTCCTAATTCATAATAATCTCTGATAACCTTGTCCACTTCTGCAAGGTCATTGTCAATAGTCAACGTATCAAACATTCCGATCGGGGACTTGCTTACAGCTCCCTGACTGGACTGTGTGACAAATAAGTGCTTGCCGCTCTCTTCGATACAACGGAGAACGATGGTAAACATACCTTCGATGCAAACCTTTTCGTCCAGAAGCTTTCCAATGGTCTTGGGTTTTACCTCGCCAGAATCATCCTTTTCTTCGTGCATCATGAGGTATACAATTTTGTTCTGCGGTACTTTCGTAACAATGAACTGGATTAACTTCCAGAAATAATCACCAATATCGTTGTACAGAGAGAATACTGCATTACCTTTTCCGGCAGATGCATGTCCCTTCATGAAATGATTTGTGATAAGATAACCAGCATCATCAATCACGATAGACTCTGCTTTTGATGCGATTAAACACTTCATTACCTGCTGGTAATCATCCGTAAACCATCCATCAATCTTTCCCTTGAACGGAAGCGGTTTGTTTAATACTCTGATAAGGTTCCAGTGCTCGTTCTGGCAATTTCTAAGACTTGTACTTTTCCCGGAACCAGATTTTCCAATAATTAATACGGGTGTTGCCATGTTATTCCTCCTTGTCATAAACCACATGCTTACTGCCTTCCAAAATCAGCAAGCTTGCGATATCTTTCATAGAAATGGTTGATTCGTTGTAGATCTCAACCAAGGCGTTGTATGCTTCAGTGGAAACCTTTACAACCGGGTTGTCCTTGTCCGTTGCTGGCTGCTTCTTTCTTGCCGGAATACGGATTTCAAATTCACTCAATGGTATTTTCCTCCTTATATGATTTCTGAGCCGTTAAAAGCCCGTTTAAAGCCTGTACGTAACTTGCTATTGTTCTAGCCTTGTATGATTCCTCTATGGAGTTATCTGTCACTATTGCAAGCTGGGTGTCGATCAATCTAACAATCTCATTAATGCGTTCTTCCATGTTTACACCGCCTTAAAAAAGCAATACACATTGTCAGAACCATCCCCTCTCACCGGATTTTTTTTGCCATTCGAAAATACTCCGCCGGCACAGTGATATTCGAGGTGATTCAAGTACATGTCCGGGTTTTCCCAATCAAGAATGTACGCTTTCCGCCTGTTCAGTTCCCCCAGAAGCTCGTTCACCGTTGTTATCAGTTCCATTGTCGGCAGGAGTTTCAGCTCTATCTGATTCAGCATTTAACGGACACCTCCCATCTATTAAGAGTCTAAGAAGATGTGCTTTCGCAAGCTTATACTGCTCAGCTGACTCTTTTTTAAACATTTCATTTCCAAAATAAATGTAATAATGTCCATCACACTCTTTAAAAGCTTTCCATTTGGAATCCATAACATCTATGTAGCAGCAATGAGTGTGTGCAGTGATATCAAATGAGACAAAAAACTCTGTTTCATTCATTACTCTTAAGCTCAGATCAAAAAGCTCTCTGATTTCTTTCTCAAACATCTTCATCCTCCTATCAAAGTAATGCCAGGTATGTAATCAGTGCAAAAATCAAGCATCCAAGGACTTGAGATACAGCATCTCCCCATATCCAACATGGAAGAAAAGTAAACAGGATTCCGATGATCGCACTGACTACGATATCCTTTCTGTTCTGTCTAGGTGATTTCATTCTTTTCCCTCCCAAAAGAAAAAGTTACATGTTGTATGCAAAGTACCACAGTACATTGCTAAGGATTAACAATACGGCAGTAAAAAGCCATGCACTGAACCACTTTTTTGTCTCTCTTTTGGCTTTTCTCACAATTTCAGAAGCCAAGGAAACCTCAAAATCACTCCATGTAACGTTTTCATTATTGCATTTTGTTGTTTTTTCTTTCATTTTGTTATGTTTACCTCTCTTTTATATTGATTTTTTACGTGGAGAGGTTTACAATTAACCTATCCACTAAGTGCGTTTAGTGGGTACTCGCTCCGGGGCGAGAGCTCCTAACTCTCCCCTGGGGCACTTTACTTTTGTGCTTCAAGTTCAGCCAACGCCGCTTTGCCTTTCCAGATATGTCCTGTCACTTCCCAGATTTTCCTTGGAAAGATTGTAAAGTTTAATCGCAAATTGGTTCTTCCTTTAATGATTTTCCCATTATTGGTTGCAATCCCGATTGGAAGCCATCCATACTGAATCCCGGCTCTTATCGCCGCCGGCTTCATGCCGATTAGCTTAGCAGCGTCCTCAACATTAATCGGCTCGCTGGAAAACTCCGGGACTGCGGTATCTGCCAGGATCCGCGCTACTTCATAAGCGAAATCATGTACTTGGGCTGTAGCAGCCACATATTTTTCAGCGTCCATCATATCAGTCACCCACCTTTATACCTGTACATTTTTCAAATTTCTCAGCATCAAAATTTGGAATTAATTTTACTGTATTTTTATCTTCATCTTCCAGCCCATCCCACCAGATCTGCGCTGATTCTGATTCGTCAAGGACTTTCAAATATCCACCAGTAGTCTTGTATGTTGGATTTTCTTCTTTTTCCTTGTCAGTCATATCCTCTTCATATATCCATTCGACAACGCTTTTCGGAATCTGATTAAGAAGTCGTCTTGCGTTACTGTTCCGCCAGTCTTTGAGCGTCCAATCTGACGGCTTATCAAAAATAAGAATCTTCTGATCTTCTGTACAGAAGCATCCGGAGGATGCGTTTACAATGTTCCAGTCCCCGGTGTTCCAGTTCCCGGTGTTCCAGTTCCCGGTGTTCCAGTTCCCGGTGTTCCTGTTCCCGGTGTTCCTGTTCCCGGTGTTCCTGTTCCCGGTGTTCCAGTCCCCGGTGT